CATTCTCCCACCATTGACCTGACTTAGCATGTCTCATTTGGTCATCACCTAAGTTAGACAATGATATAAGAGCAGAACGTCTAACACCACCTACAACTACAACCTCACCTATCTTGCACATCAAGTCGTGACACTCAATAGGAAAGAGTCTTCTACCTTTAGCACCCTTGAACTTTTGTATACAGAATTGAAATAATTCAACTAATGGTGCAGGTCCTGATGCTCTACCACCAAATGTCTTTAGCCTTGCACCTGCTGGTCTTACCTGTGATACATCCCAAGTAGGCACTTGCCCTACATATAACATAGCAATAAGTTCTCTTAATGCTTTTGCCCAACCGGGTCTGCTGTCACCGACAGTGATGATAGTAGTGCTGTCCTCAAAATGTTCATTAACTACAGGTAACTTGTCTACATTCTCTCTTTCAACAGAGAAGCCAACACCTGTTCCACACATAAGTATATACATACATTCATCAAATGAACGTGGACTATCTACAGGTATGTAGCTACAGTTGTATCCACCTACGTGACACCTATCTAGAGCAGGTCCTGCTGTCATCAAAGCTCTCATACTCGGCATAACACCTAGAGACATTATTTGATCTGTTAATTTTTCTTTCAGTGCTTTTGTAATAGTATAATTATAATTAGTAGATAGATGATTAGACATATAATCAAAATATCTGCCTACGGTCTCTGACCAATTCTCTCTTCTTTGTTCGTCATCTTTCCATCTTGCATAGCGAGAGAGTGCTATAAAGTTTTGATAGTCAGTTGGTAAGTAATTTTGTATCATTTATGTCTCCTGTATTGTTCTAATATTTTTTATTTTAACACCACCTATATCATATATAAATTCTGTCATGCTTGTTTCTAATTCCTCTGCTACGTTTTGATCGGCAGGCATAGGATATTCTTCTTCATCTACTTGTAATGTTAACATCATTTTAACTCTTACCATCGTAGACCTCAATCAACTTATTGAGATACCATTGTGCTTTCTTTAAATCTTCAACACCATTCTTATATCGGTATCTCCATAGATACTTAACTATATTACCCTGTAAATAATAGTCAAAACCATTAGTCAACATAGCTTCTAGGGCATCTATAGTTTCAATGCCTGCTTTATTATAATGTGCAGGACTATTAACCATATCCTTTTCTTCTTCTTCTTTTAATCTTCTTGCCATATAATCACCATGCCTTTCCATTACGCACTACCTTTTGTATTTGTTTTAAAAGATAGGTGTATTACATTACCATCTTCATGTGTAATGTCAACCTTTTTCTTCTCACAGGCAGGCTCATGTTCTTCTTTTTCATTAACAAAGTCTTCTAATCTATCTGCTAACTCAACATCTTGTTCCATCAAAGCAACGGTGCTTGCTACAAGCTGACACAAGTGTAATAAATCTTTTCTAGATTCTAAGTCCATAGGATTGTTTTGTGATGTAAGTATATTTACTTCTACTTGCCCTGTCCATCTATTATCTTTGTTTAAAAAGGGTTGTAATTCTATGTAACAACACTCTGATCTTCTGTCAAATATATTTCTTTTCATTATAGTCTCCTTATTTTTGTACCTCTAAACTTTACAAATTTAGGGTGATTGTTTTTTCCTTTTTCTTTTAACCAATCTTCAGGAATGATTCTGTCGTAATATCTAAAACCATATTTAATACACCACTCTCCATAGGTTGATTTTGCTCCTTTGCTTAATTTACTTCTACTATTAGTGAAAACAAATCTAATATCAAGTTTAGGATGTTGTTTCTTTATAGCTAAATGTTTTCTTCTGTCAACTGCTAAAAACCTACCCTTTGTTTCTATTATTATTCCATTCTTTAATATAAAGTCAGGGGTATAGGTGCGATAAGTTAAGTCTTCCCACTCTATCTTAATGCTCTCATATTCATACTTATGCTTTAGCAGTTTAAGATATTCAGAAATCTTATGTTCTAATCCACTCCTATACCCATGTTTTAAGGCTTCTCTACGTACCTTGTGAGGAGACACCTAGAAGTTTCGCCACGTTATGCCTGTAAAAGGGTTATATGCAGGTGTATAACCTAAGTTCTTTAACTCTTCTTTTACAGCTTCGTCAGCTACCTTTCTTGCTTCCATAGCATCACGCAAACCTGCTGTACGCATTTCACGATACTCTTTTTTTGCTTCTGCTAATTGCTTCTCCATTTCTTCAATATTAGCTTTTAATTCGTCAAGTGTTTTACTCATTTATATACTCCTTTCTTAACTCAACATATGACACAATTTTAGGAAACTGTGCCTTAGACATTACCGATGGTAATTCTTTTAAATTTTCCCAACAAGAAGTTTTATAATCACAGAAATTACAAGTAACTCCTAGTATTTTATTACCTGTTGGTTTACCTCTAAAGGTTTCTTCTATGGGTTCAAAGCAACGTGCAAACTTATTATGTTTTACAGTCTCCACTGTTGCTCTAATCTTTAACATCTCTTGTTTTTCATTGGCATTGCTTGCAGATACGTACTTAAATTTGCCATTTGCTTTATTAACTACCCACCAACCACCAATCTTTTTCTTGGCAGCTTTTGCATAGCCTACTAACTGACTAACATAACCAAATGCATCACCTTCTTTTAGAGTTTCATAGGACTCAAACTTATTATCATAAGACCAAGCAGAAGCTGACTTAACATCATCAACTGCTCCATCTATAACTAAGTCATACGTGCCTGATACATTAGTACCATCTATATCTAATGATACATTTTCAGGCTCTTCGTATTTAACTCCTGCACCTTTTAGTAAACCTTTAAATACTGCTTCAACAATATCTCCTAACATCATGTTCATCATAAAGTTATTAGGTTTACTAGATGCTTCTTCAGGCTTGTTTTTATCAAACCACAGTTGGCAGGTGGGTCTACCTAAATTAGACATACGTAATCTGAAGTCACCTCGTTTGACTACCCCACCAAACTGCTTTCTAAGTGCATCTTTTACGTCATTACCTACTTGTTCAATTACTTCTTCTGACATAGTAGACTTACCATTTATAGCATCAGACATATATTGATGCACTTGCAGTTCAGCAGGGTGATTCATTATGCTACTCCTTCTTCTAGTTCAACATCTATAAACTGCTCAACAGTTTCAATGTCTTCCTGAGAAGATTCCTTTTGGTTAGCATATGCCTTTTCATCCCAATCTTTATAGATGTAGTCATTAAAGTTCTTGACCCAATCAATAAAATCAGAGAATAGCTTTTGATCTTCATTACTAATATCTAAAGATTTAGTCATATCTATTTTGGCTACAGGTGTATAGAAAGAACTACCATTTGGTAATGGGTTCTCCTCTGTCTGCTCAAAATAAATATTATGTTGTAGTGGTAATCTCTGCTTCTTTGTAAACTGAGCAAACTGATCCCCTACTGTCTTATAGGCATCCTTATTATCTATCTCCCATATGAAAGGAAGTGATTCTAAGGAAACATCATCTCCATTTGCATCCTTTGCACCTATTAATTGTACAGTACCAAACACAACTCGTACTCGTTTTATCTGTCTTATTAAGTCCTGCATATCAGAAGGTAATGCCTTAAAGTCTTTTACATAACCTGTAGGTTTGCCACAGTTAAACTTACCTGTATTATCTTTCAAATCCATATTAAGATTATCAGCCATAATAGTTCTTTGATAAGTGCCTTTAGGCTCTCCTTGCTTGGCATTAGTATTTGCCACGTACCTTCTATACATAAATCTCTGCATATAGGGTCTTACCGACATCTCATTAGCATAATAAAACGTAGACTTATCTCCATCTAAAACTTCTAGACGATATGCTCCACCTTCTATTACCTCTATCTTTTTGGTCTTGCCATTGATCTCTTCCGTTCCCATGAGGGGAGAGTGCCATATTCTTAATCTGTTAAGATTGTTGCTCTTTTTAGGAGCACTGCTACCTTCTCCTGCAATACCCATAGCTTTAGCCATAGCACTGTAGTTATTGGTATCTATAGTCATTATATCTGTCATTGATTTTCCTTTCTATTTACATAAGTTCCGTAGTTATATCACGCAACATCTTTAGTGTCAAGCCAATTATCACCTATTTTTGCTTCTAATAATAATGGCACATTAAACTCAATCTGAAACTGCCTTTCTATAATATTTTGCAGATCATTATTAAGTTTCTTAATTATATATAGCACCTGATTAATTTCTTCAGGATGAATATCAACTACTACAGAATCATGTACAGAGTTAACTATGCAAGATTTATGGGTAGATAATAATTTCTCCATGTGTATTAACACAAGAGGTACTATATCAGCAGTAGCGAATGACTGCACAGGATAATTTTTTATCTGTGTAAAGTGACTAACACTGCCATTTCTTCTTCTCTCTACATCAGGGAAAGCAAACTGTCTACCTGATGGGGTAGTTATCATTCTCTTCTCTAGAGCTTCTTGAGCCAATCTGGAGTGCCATGACTTGATACCTTTATATTTTTCTGTGAACTGTTCATAATATTTTGCTTCAGCAGACGTTCTCCCAAAGCCTGTTGCTCCATAGAGGGGTGCAAAGGTATGAGCTTTTGCTTCTTGCCTAGTAGTTTTCTGACCTGATTCCGTAATGACAGAAGCAGTGTATGCATGTACGTCAAATCCATCTTCAATCTCCTTCATTGCTATTTTATCTTGTGATAGGAAAGCTGCTGCCCTAAACTCTAGTTGAGCAAAGTCAGCTTCTAATATCTTTCCCCCTTTCCATCTTGATACAAACACTCTTTTAACAGGGAATGTACCACCTCTAGGCATGTTTTGCATGTTTGGGTCTGCACCACTAAACCTGCCTGTAGAAGTTCTGTGCTGTAATAACCTAACGTGTAGTTTCTTATCAGGTTTTACGTATATATTTATGCCCTCTACAAATGAGGACAAATATGTGTCTAGTGCTGATACCCTTTGCAGATCGGTTAAAAAGTTGTATGCATCCTGCCTATTAGTATTTTTAGCTGACCTTTGTAATATTGCCAACATATTCTTATTAACACTAAAACCATTAGCAGTAACCCATTTAGCAGTAGGTGGATTAAACTTAAATCCTGCTACATTCTTAGATGGTTTAAATATATAACCACTACCTTCGCACTTGTCACACTTAGGTTGATTAATATAAGGTGTGCCATCTTTCTTTATCTTTCTAAGTCTACCTGTTCCATAACAATTAGAACACCTAACTGCTGTAGTCTTGTACACAATATCTGAATACTTACTTATGTTATTTATTAAGTCTGCTTTGTTCATATAAGGGTGGAAGTTATTTAACCATGTTGTCTTCTCCTTTGGCTTGCGACTATATATAACCCAAGACATCTGTTCAGGACTATTGAGATTAATAGAGGTATCCCCCATAAGATTAGATACTTGTATACGTAATCTTTTTTCTGTTTCAATCTTCTCTTTCTCAAACTCTGCACGAACCTCTTCTAACTTACCCATATTAACTGCAAAACCTCTTGAGTATATCTTAGCTAGTACAATAGACACACTGTTAGTTAATACTACAGTCTCCATCAAGCTACTATACTCAACAGTATTTAGCTTTCTATATAACTCATCAGAGAGTTGTTGAGTTGCATGTAAATCTGCTGACAAATATTCTGATAATTCTTCAGGTGGTATCTCATCTACTCCCATGTCTTTCTTAAAATATTCTTTTAATGTATCTTGCTTCTTCGTATCTAGATCATATCTCTCTGCACATGCTTCTAAAGATAAAGGTTGTTTAATACCTCTCTGTATCACATACTCTGCTAACATAGTATCAAACACACTACCTTCATACTTAAATCCACATTCCCACAACCACATTAAATCGTAAGATATGTTGTGACCTATGAGTATTGTAGCCTTGTCTAGTAACTCCTGTACACCATCAAAGTTATCTCTAAATAAGTATTCTTCTCCTGAATCTGTTAAACATCCCACCATAACTAATTTGTTGGTAGGCTCAAAAGGATCAAGGTGCATCTTGCCATCTCGCTTAGTGACTGTATTTTCTACGTCAAGTGTTAGTTTCATTGTTTATACTCCTTTAATATATAGTTGTCTATAAAATGTTGTATATCTGCTTTATGTCTGTACCATTTATTCTTATACAGATTTCTCCAATTATCATTGAGTAGTGTAACTACAAACTTACCATTAACTAATACAGTACCACTCTCATAGTCTTCTACATCAAGACCTGCTTCAATTAACTTTATTAGTTTTTTGAGTCTACCAACTTCTCTTTGAGAGGAATTAGAGTATTGTAGTTTATGATAATTTCTTTGGTCACACTCCTTAGCAAGAATCTGTTCTTGATGTAACTCTTGCATCAGATCAGGTATATCTTTCTTAGTATACATACTTTCTGACTTTTCTATCTTAGCTCTATGTTCATCTAAGTATCTTGTAGAATTTGTTAATCTTCTTGTCTCATCAGCAAATGCTCCAAGTCCAGTATTACAGTGATGACATATCCAACCTCTAAAGGTATTGGTTTCATGGCAATGATCTAGTACCCAATTCTTCATTCTCATCTGACCATACTTAGATAACTCCTCTATATCTCTCTCACATATAGGGCAACAGTAGTCTTCGCTAGGGTATTCATTTTCACTCCTTAGCTTTTTGATTATAGCCTTGTGACCATTCTTGCAGGACTTACAAGTTCTTTTTATCTCACCTGACTTCATTGCAATAAACTGTGTTACAGGTTGCTCTATGTCACACTTGATACACGTTAGATATTTTGTCATAACTCATACCTTCCTATTTTATAATTGAGTGTGCATATCCTTGATCCATGCCACCCTGTTAGTTTATTCTTTACCACATTTAAATGTCTTTGTAAATCCTCTTCTTCTTCAGGACTATCTTGCTTTGGTGGATTCTTAGCAATTAAGATCATTAAATCTGCTTCTGCAGCTTTTCCTGTACGTGATCCTTCCATCATAGCTTGATTAAGTATAATCTTACCCTCTGCATCAGCAGATAGTTGAGACATATAAAATACTGCACACTCATGTTGCTTGGCGATCATACGAGCATGAATAGCATTAGCTTTGAGTGCTTCATCAGGTCTAGCAAAACCACCTGTCCTTGCAAACTTATCTCCCATATCTAATACGACTACATCAGGTTTATAAGATTTGCACACACTCTCAACCCATGCCATATCACGATTAGATGCATCTTTAATTTTTATCTTAGCCTTGACAGGTTCATACAAGTCTCTTGCCTTAGTTGGGTTTGCCTTTATCTCTTGCATAGTCATACCTGTTGATGCTGTTAAATATCTAGCACCAACTCTGTGACTACCTTCTTCATTACACAAGACAATACAGTTAGCACCTTGATGTGCCAAACCTTGAGGTCCTGCAATCATACTCGCATGGAAAGAAGTCTTACCTGTATTAGGTCTTGCTCCTATCTCAATCAAATGTCCTGCATTAACTCCACTCACTTGCCTAGTCAAGGCAGGTATATTGAAATGCCATCTTGCTTCTAAATCATTCTTTGATAATAGTGTTTCTATATCCATATCATCCCACTCCACATTTAAGTCAGGTGTAAAGTCATCATTGTGTTGCTCAATCAAACGTCTAAGGGGTTCTAGACTTGTCTGTGAGCCATTTACATACTCAAAGCCTAAGTTAGCAACATCTTCGCCTACCACCTGTTGAAATAACTTTGATAATACTTCTTGTGCAACGTCACCACCTAAAGGTGTTTCTTTCTTTACCTGCAAAAACATAGATGAGTATGCTTGTTTCTGTGCAGTAGTCAATGTAGGATTGTTGGACATGAACAATGCTTCAATCTCGTCAGGTGTAACTGTTCTCTCATACCTGTCCATTGCTGAATCTATTGCGTTCTTTATTTTACGAGCATCTTTGCTGAATAGTCTATCAGGACATTTTGCTCCTCTGTGTTCTGAATAAAACTCTTTATCCATTAAACTTCTTAGTAGTGCTAGTTCCATATTATATCTCCTTTGGGGTTAGGTTCATTAAATTTATTATGTCATTTTCATCACGATATTTTAAATCGTCATTTAGTTTTATAACTCTTACATCATTTACATATCCTCTTAGTTCTTTAGCAAAAGATAGTGTCTTAGGTAATGCATCAGGGTCTAGTGCTATAATAGCTGTTGAGAATCGTGTCATATATTCTTTATGAGCTTCGGATAATGATGTACCTAACACAGCTACCCCAACATATGCATCACTACCTATAACTGAAGCACTGACACAATCCTCAACAACAACTGCAACACTACCACAACCATATACAAAAGGCAAGTCATTATTTCCATATCGTTTCCATTTGGGTAGTCGGTTTGTGATAGACCTGCCTATCGCATCTAGGATAGTATTGTTATGTGTGACAGGGAAGACAACACGTTTGTCTTTTACATCATAGTGCAAATCGAGTTTGTCAACATCTAAATCCCATAGTTCACAGAAAGTCATAACTTCTTTTCTATATCTATGAGGTACAATATAATCAGGTAAAACAAAATCTATTTTATTCTCCTGCACATTAGTTTTTTTAATATCATCTACAGATAATCTAACTCTACTACTACCACTTATCTCACAAGTTACTTTGTAGCAGTTCCATAAGATGCTACCCATATTGTTTGTTACAGTAAATGTTTTATACCCATTACATAATGGACAGTTTAATCTACGTGTTTCTCCATTATTTACATCTAAGTTATTTATATACTCTTTTATGTTGTTCATAGTATGTACCTCTGGGCAATGACAATGTCTTGTAGCATGGATTTAAACATCCGTCAAACTTTTTCTTAAATTTAATGCAAGATTTGCACTAGCTAATGTATTTTTCATATAAGGCTTGACACTTTGGGGATTAGTATGACCTGTTACTGCCATAATGTTACCCATAGAAACACCTGCATCAACCATTTCTGTTGTACCTGTTCGTCTTAGATCAGACAGACGTAGCTCCACAGGAAGTCCTGCATCGTTCATTATATCTCTAGCTAGTTTAGGTAGTCTATGCTTAGAATAAGGCTTGTAGACCCCCTTAGAAGGCTTTGTACAGGGTGCTACATACTCTTGAAAGCCATAGTCTTGCTTCTGCTGAGTAAGCATCTCTCCTAGATCATCCGAGACAGGTAAAAACACCTCTGCTCTACGTTTAGATTGCTCTATATGCATCCTTTGCTTGTCTAGATCAAGATTATCCCATTTAATTACTCGCATATCTCCAAGTCTTTGACACCATTCGTATGCCATCTGTGCAATCAACCCTATATTTCTTGTATGAAAGTCTTGATATGCATAGTCAAGGAATGTGCAGACATTATCCTTTGTCCACACCACCTTTCTTGCTACAGGTGTCTTCCTTTTGATACTTGTGAAGGGGTTAATATTATAATGCTCCATATGTATTGCAAAATTATATACAACTCTCGCTACAGACATTACATGATTAGCCATATGTATACCCCTCTCACACCACATCTCATATGCTACCTTTGCCATCTTGGTAGTGATATCAGATATTTTGATACTGCCTAAATTTTTAGCATTATCTATTTTTGTCTCAGATAAGACAGTTAAAAAGTATTGATATTGTACTTTAGTTTCCTGCCGTAAGTTCTTGAAATCAAAGGATAAATAATACTTATCTATTAAATTAGATAGCTTCATTTTAGGCTGCCATCAATGCTTTAAATTCAGGTGAAGATACCCACTGTGATACTTTTTGCTCTCTTGCCCACATAGATTGTGCAACAGTATCCTTGCCTGTATTTCGTAGGGCAAAGCCATTTTTTTCATCTGCATAAGATGCATAATTTGTGAAAGCAGAGTATAATGCAAACACATTTTTACCTCGTATAGAGATTTCTTCACAAGCTAACTTGTACATCTTCTTAGCTAACTTCTCTGACTTAATTATCTTCTCAAGTAATGTCTTACCATCTACGTTGAGAGGTGTATCAGCCATAGACTGTAAGTATCTTTGTCTAGCATCAAAAGTACTCTTAGAATTTTTAAGTTCCCATATAAAATTATCTATGTTGAACCCTTTAGTATTCTTCATCATCACAGATTTAAAATCTCCTGTAATCTGTCCATTAGAACAGTATGTATCTATAGCACCAACATGTGCTTGGTTAGAGCATGAACCATCTATAGCATGTAAGGCTATGATTCTTTCATTTATAACTGTCTGATGTTTAGCTGTCGTTATAGTATGTGACACATTAGGTAGTGTAATATCTACCTGTGACCATGCATTGTTTCTAGCACTTCTTAATGTAACTTTTGCACCATACAAATCCCTGAAGTCACGATTGTCTTGTATAACTTGTTCCATAGCATTAAAAAATGCAGGATGTGATGCACATTTGAAGCCACTACCAACAATACCTAAGTACTCGCCTGTATCTTCTCTGACTACATACTTATGATCTCTCATTTTAGTAGGTTCATAGGCTACCTTGAAGTCTAGGTTATCTTCTAATTTAATTAATTTGTCTTGTACTATATCTAATGGCATAGTTATTCTCCTTTTCTGTTGTTGTAGCTTAACAAGTTGTTAAACCGATTGATTAATATGTTGTATAAGATATTGAGACAGAAGTCAAGTCTTATATTCATAAGACCCACCCCATCTTGCATAGTGTCCATGTTCACACTCAACTTTAGCATCCACTATATCAGCAAGTTGATGTTCCATTCTATCTAACTTACATATCTGTTCATAGTCTAATGGACACTTGTCATCCGTAACTCCATTAATAGTTCTTAATGTTTCTAGTATATCTAATATTTCTCTTGACTGTTTAGTTGTCAAGTTTAATATTTTATGTATCTCTATTTTTTTCTTTTTAGTCATTGTTAGTCTCCTTTCTTTGCTTCAATATATATTCTCATGTGTGTGGATTCATTTAAGTTTTGACCCCAATAGGTAGCACCTGTACCTCTTAACTCAGGCTTGATGTGTTGTCCACGTACTCGCATCTTGTATGTCTTCTTGTTAAAGAACTTCTTCATCTTGTCAACAAACTCTTGACCATCTGTATCATTAGGTATCTCACTAAAGATATAGCCTTTGCCTAGTTTGTTTGTTTCATCATAGTATGCTTTTTTCCAAAACTCTTTGTACTTGATTTCTTGTTCATACTTTTCTTGAAATTCAGATGTTTCATCATCATTAACAGATGATATGAAGTTGTCTTCTGCAAGTTTTTTATAGTATTCAACTTGTTTCTTTAACTTCTCACAGTTATCCCACATGACTTGATAGGCTTCCTTAGATACTGTATCTTTTACTCTACTCATGTTTTCTGACCTATCAAGCATTTCCTCTTGCTCACACAACTTCACAAATGCTCTGACCATGTGCTGAAAGTCCATATGTGAGATAGGAATATATCTACCCTCTGCTTCTGAATAGTAATCCTTATGTCCTAAGTCATACATATCATTTGCTAATTTACCTGTGCTAGTTGTTGCTCCTAGCATTTGTACTACTCTGTGTATCTTCATGCTACTTCTCCTTTCATCCATGTTGGTTTATTTGTATACTTATACCTTGCGAATCTTGACTTGTCAACTATATAAAACTTTCTATATGCTTCAATAGGAAAGAACTCTTTTGTCTTCAAGTCATCATGTCCACTAAAACATTGTGGGTGTTTAGTTATACCACCTGCTCTTGACCAAGGCATAAGCCACCTAGCTTGTAATAGAACATCTTTATGTTTACTAGCACCATGAATTTTACCATACCTATTAGTATATTCATTTAGCATTTCGTTGTACAACTGCCATGCAAATGTATAGTTTGACCTATTACGTTGTGCCCATAATGTACAAGGATGTTTTTGATGTACTGGTTTGTACAAGTCATGCTCCTCTGCATAGCTAGGTCTATGATGCCATACGGCAGTACATAACATCTGTGCTTCTTCTAGTGGCATCTTAACTACGTGTTGGTCACATAGAGATGATGCTATCTCACGTGGTGTTTTCTCTATAATAAATCTATTCATGTGTCCACTCCTCTTGTTT